ACTTCAAGCTCAACAAACTTATTATATTGCCAATCAGTGGGCAAAAGTAGAAAACAATTTATATTCTCAAGCAATCTATTATGAACCAACAAGACTGTCGGCTCAATATGATTACGAATCAATGGAATATACCCCTGAAATTTCTGCGGCTTTGGACATTTATGCTGAAGAATGTACCACAACAAATGAAGATGGGTTTATTTTACAAATCTATTCCGAGTCTAAAAGAATCAAAGGGGTTTTAGCGGATTTATTTAATAATGCTTTGGACATCAACACAAACTTACCAATGTGGACAAGAAACACATGTAAGTATGGTGATAACTTTGTTTATTTGAAACTGGATCCCGAAAAGGGAGTCGTTGGATGTCAACAACTTCCAACCATTGAAATCGAAAGACATGAGGTTGGTGCAAGTGGAAAAATTTCTGTAGATGTTAAAAACGAAGTCGATAAAGACAGAAAAGCCCTACATTTTACTTGGAAAAACAAAAACATGGAATTCCAATCTTGGGAAATTGCTCACTTCAGATTATTGGGTGATGACAGAAAATTACCTTACGGAACTTCAATGTTGGAAAAAGCAAGACGTATTTGGAAACAGTTGTTGTTATGTGAGGACGCGATGTTAATTTATCGTACTTCAAGAGCTCCTGAAAGAAGAATATTCAAGGTTTTTGTTGGTAATATGAATGACGATGATGTTGAAGCTTATGTACAACGTGTTGCCAATAAGTTCAAAAGAGAACAAATAGTTGATAGTAAGACAGGTAACGTAGACATGAGATTCAACCAAATGGCGGTTGATCAAGACTATTTCATCCCTGTCAGAGACCCTGCAGCTCCATCTCCGATTGATACTTTAGCTGGAGCACAAAACCTTTCAGAAATCGCCGATATTGAATATATTCAGAAAAAACTTTTAACTGCTCTTAGAGTTCCAAAAGCATTTTTAGGATTCGAAGAAGTAGTTGGTGATGGTAAAAATTTAGCATTACAAGATATCCGTTTTGCTAGGACTATAAATCGTATTCAGAAAAGTATGTTGGCGGAAATGAACAAAATTGCCATAGTACACTTATTCTTATTAGGATTTGAAGACGAACTTTCAAACTTCACATTAGGTCTAACTAATCCATCGACACAAGCGGATCTTCTGAAAGTAGATGTATGGAAAGAGAAAGTTTTATTATATAAAGATTTGGTTGCCGATCCAGGTAATGGTATACAAGCGACATCCTCTACTTGGGCTAAGAAACACATTTTTGGATGGTCTGATGATGAGGTTAGATTGGATTTACAACAACAACGAGTTGAAAGAGCTGTAGGAGAAGAACTTAAAGCAACTCCTACAGTTATTACAAAAACAGGACTATTCGATAATATAGATAAACTCTACGGAAGCATGACAGGGTCAACACCAGCCGCTGGTGCAGAGACAACTCCAGGCGGAACTGAAGAATTGGGAGCACCTCCAGCACCACCTTTAGGAGGCGAACCTGAAATTGCACCTCCACCACCTGGAGTTGGAGAACCAGCAGGAGAAGTTACCCCCGAATCAAGAAAAAGAGACCTCAATATTTTAGTTGAAACCAACATGATAGAGGGGTCGGAAATAATAAATTTGGGGCAAGCACAAGATTCTTTAGGAGAAATTTCAAAACAATTGGATAAGTTATTAAATTCCTAATATTTATAGCAAAAAAAATATAAGAAATGACTTTTGGAATCATAAAATCCCTGATAGAAAACAATCTTTTAGAATCCTACAAAAACGAACAAGAATTCAAAAAGAGCCTGAGAGAATTCAAACACAATGTTTTGAGTAATAAATCTATGTCAAGAGCGTATGCGATATACGATCAACTGAGTTCTCCCCAAGGATTGAATGAACAGGATTCCAAAATTTTCATTGAAGAGGGGGTAAATTTGTTGAACAAAATTTTACCATCGATCAAATTACCTACTTCATTGTCAAAAGTCGAAAACAAATATGCTGACATTGACACATTAGTTTATAACAAAAATGTAGATTTATTAGAAAGAGTTCAGGCGAAAAAAAATGTAATCAAGGTAGTGTCGTCCCAAAAGGAAACCGTAAAAGAAAGTGTTAATATTCCAATAAGTTCAATGGTTGCAGTTGCTAATCAAACAATTAGTAATTATATCCAATCTTTGGATGAGAATACTAAAAAGGAATTTTTTCAGATTGTGTCTGAAGACACTCATACGTTGGAAACGAAATTCCAAACAATCAAAGAAAATACAATTTCAAAGTTAAGTGATATATTAAGTAGTGAAGAATCCGAAGAGATTAAATCAAAAATTTCAGAAACAATCGAAAAAATCAAGGTAGAGAAATTTGATCAATTAAACTTTTTGAAACTGAAAAATTTGGAACAATCAATTTGATTTATCCTTCTTTTTTTGAACAAACTTAGCCTTAAGAATCTGAGCTCTCTTGATCTCAGATTTTTTTGTATAATCCCGATTATCAAATAAAATTTGATTTTGTTTTGTTTTTACCACTTTTGATTTGAGAATCTTGAGAGCTTTCTCTATACTTTCTCCTTGTTTTATTTTTACGATTAACATATATTACAAATATCAACAAAGATATAAAAAATTTTGACATGAGGTGATTTTATATCTATATTTTTTGTAAGAAAATAAACTTACATAAAATTATCCAAATGAAAAAAGGTAAAAGTGTCAAACTTAACCTATTCAACCCAATCAAGTCTGTCTATGGGACAGTTGATTCGAAGAACCTAAAATCAATTTATATTAACATACAATCGTGGGTTACCCCAAAAAATGATGACCATAATTGGAATCGTGTTGTAAGTAGTTTGGGGAGAGAAATAAAAAATTCAGTAACTGAATCACTTGACCAAAAAATATTTTTGGACAAAAATATTGTTGATTTAGATTTACGAACAAGTGGAATATCTAAAGGGAAAAAATCTTTTTTCAATTTAGAAATCAATCTTTTTACGTCCGTAAATACAGATTTCAGATCATATGAAATAAAGGAATCTGTGAAAAACATTGTCAAATCAATTTATCAGAACAATGTTTACTCCAATCAATATTTTGAATTTTCCATCTCCAAAAAGACCATTTCCGATCAAACAATCTAATTCTATATATTTATCTAAAAAAATATTAAATGAAAAATTTAAGAATTTTAGAAGCTAGCGAACTTGGTCACGGTATTCTTATTGAAATGGATGCTGGTTATGTATCCCCAAAGGACGCTCAGAATATAGAAGTTTTGAAAGAAGCTTCAAATATGGATTATAGAAATCCATTTGAGTTTTATGCTGTTTTACAAAAGTATGATACTCCAAATAGAAATGGACGAACATATCCTGAAAGGATATTGAAAAGAGAAGCTGATCGATACAAACAAGCAATTGCAAAAGGATTGTCAACATCTGAATTAAATCACCCTGAATCTTCACTAATTGATTTGGATCGTGTTTCTCACATAATTACGGATATTTGGTGGGATAAAAATATTTTGATGGGTAAGTTAAAATTATTGACTTCACCTGGATTTCATGAAAGAGGGATTGTGTCCACAAAAGGAGATCAGGCTGCTAACTTGATGAGACAAGGTGTTACTTTGGGGATATCATCAAGGGGAGTAGGTTCTTTAAAGAAAGTGGGGGAAAGAAATGAAGTACAAGATGATTTTGAACTGATTTGTTTTGACTTAGTTTCATCTCCATCCACACCAGGAGCTTATCTATTTTCAAATCCTGATGAAAGAAGCAAATATGAGGAAAATCTGGAAGAAGAAAAAAAATCTAAGGGGGGAAATGATTATGTTGAGAAGTCAGTTGACTTAATGAAAAAATTGAACGATTTTTTGGGAAAATAAAATTATGGACGAGAAATATTTTGTAGCAAAAATTCAGTATGATTTCCCTGATGAGAACACGGGAAAGATCAAAAAGGTAAGAGAAGAAAAATTGGTTAACGGTTATTCCGTAACTGATGTTGAAGCCAAGGTAACTAAAAAGTACGAAGGTTTCACACACGATTGGAGAATAACTTCAGTATCTGAAAGTAAGATTGACGAAGTTATTAGTTAATAATTTAAAAGTGTTTTATTAAAGTGGTTAGGTGACTGACCACTTTTTTTATTTTGTGGGTATTTATAATATAAAATTTAATAAATCTTTGATGATAATATTGTCAAAATGAATTTTTTTCATTTGGACACTATTTATATGATAAAATAAAATAGTTTTTTTCATGCAAGAAAATAAAAATTTAGTACAGGAGGCACTTATTCAAATGAAAAATGTTGAAGAAGCTATCGCCCAGAATGCAAAAGGAATACTTGCTTCTACAATGAAGGAAGAAATCAATCAGTTAGTAAAAGAATCTCTATCAGAACAAGATATGGAAGATGAGGTTGAATTAGATGTAGATATGGATGACGACACAGAAGACGTTGACATGGATACTGATAATGAGGATGAAATGGACATGGAACTAGATATGGACATGGACATGGATTCTGAAGAAAGTCCAATCGATTTGACCGACGCTTCTGACGAAGAAATTCTAAGAGTGTTCAAAGCTATGGGTGAAGAAGATGGAATCATCGTTAAAAAAGACGGTGAAGACATTCACTTGAGTGATGAAGACGCTGATGTAGAATATCTTGTAAAGCTTGGTGAGTCTGAGGAACAAGAAGAAGAATTAGACGAAATAATGGATTTAGAAGAAATGGATTTCGAAGAAATGGATCCCGAAGAAATGGATTCCAATTCTAAAACAACGGATCAGGTGATTGACGCAATATTCAATGTACGAGAAGATGTTGATGATGATTTTGAATCAGAAGAAGACGAAGACGAGGTTATGTTTGAAATCGAAATGGAAGAAGAATACATGGATGAAGATGACATGGGTTACGACATGGAAGAAGAATTTATGTATGAAATTGAAATGGAGGAAGACATGGATGACGACGAAATTGGAGATGAGGAATTGGACGAATCTTATGACCATAGAAGATCTGTTAGAGAAGCAAAATCGACAGTAAAACCTAAAGGTGTTGGAATTGGCAAAGGTCCAAAATTCGCTTACAAGAAAACTGAAGGCGGATTTGACGAGGACAAAAAAGTGGCCCCTAAAACAATGGGAACAGGTAAAGCAAAATTCGAATACAAGAAAGGTGCAAATATGGAAGGAAAGTCAAAAGTTGTTGGCAAGAAGGTTGAAGCAAAAGAAGGTGATTATAGCACCGAAAAAGAAGAAGCAACAGAAGCAGCAAGAACTTATGGAATGGGATCTAAAAAAGGACGTGGACTCAGAAAAGGTATTACCCCAAACAGAAATTTTGTATACGGTAAGAACGGAGTTCAAAAAGAATCTTTAGAAACCGAGGTAGCAACGTTGAGAGAAAAAAATGAAGAATACAGAAAAGCATTAAATGTTTTCAGAGAAAAACTTAATGAAGTAGCAATTTTCAACTCCAACTTAGCTTATGCGACAAGATTGTTCACTGAACATTCGACTACTAAAAAAGAGAAAATTAACATCTTAAGAAGATTCGACAATGTTGAAACTTTGAAAGAATCAAAAAATCTTTATAAGTCGATCAAAGATGAATTATCAACTAGTGAAAGTACACCGATCAATGAATCAGTAGAAACTAAATTAAACAAGAATGTTTCTTCAGGTTCATCAACTACTCTTATTGAATCTAAAACATATGAGAATCCTCAATTCTTAAGAATGAAAGATTTGATGAGTAAAATCGGATAAATAAAAAATAAAAATAAATAAAACAAACAAATACTAAAAATGGGAGCATTATTAGAATCAGGTCTTGTAGGTAACATCGGTCTTAAGCACCTTAAAGTTATCAAAGAAGACACAATCAACAAATGGGACAAATTAGGATTCT